GAATAAAATGAAATGCTATAACTGTAAAACAGAATTAATATGGGGTGGTGACCACGACTGTGGAGATGATGAGAACCACGCTATAGTTACAAACTTATCTTGTCCAGAATGTGGTGCTTTTCATTTAGTATACTGGGGTCATAAAGAAGAAGAAGAGGACTGGTCAGAAGGTTATGACAAATGGTTAAAAGAACAACAGTTAGAATTGTTTGACAAAGAACCAGAAATGTGGTATCATTACTGTGATGAAGAAAAAAGTATGATGAAAGTTGGTAAAGGAGAACCTTGTAATTGGTGTATGAAAGAGGAACATGAAAGTAATACTTGATATAGAAACAGATGGATTTAATCCTAGTAAGATACATTGTATCGTAGCAAAAAATATAGATACAAATGTTGTAACAGTATTTGACCCTGATAGTATGTATAGTTTTAATAACTGGGCAAAGAACGTGGATAAGTTTATTATGCATAATGGTTTATCTTTTGATGCACCTGTTATGAATCGATTACTTGGGACAAACATAACACCGGATAAGATTATAGATACATTAATTTTATCGCAGTTGTTTAATCCTATTAGAGAAAAAGGACACAGCCTAAAAGCATGGGGTGAGAAACTAAACATGCTAAAAGGTGGTGAAGATGTAAATTTTTCTACGTATGATTTTAATATGTTACAGTATTGTAAACAAGATGTTGAGATAACACATGCTGTTTATAATCACCTGGTAACTGAAAGTAAAGGTTTCTCTCAGGAGTCTGTTAATCTAGAACATACGATTAGATTAATCATTGACCAACAAGAGAAGAATGGTTTTGCTTTTAATATGCAGAAGGCACAGGAGTTATTAGCAAAACTTAAAGATGACATCTACGATTTAGAACAATGGTCGTTAGAAGAGTTTGAACCTACCATTGTAGAAATGAAGACGAAGACAAAAGAAATACCTTTTAATATTGGTTCTCGTCAACAGATAGCAGACAGACTAATGAAGAGAGGTTGGAAACCTAAACAGTTTACTGATAAAAAGAATATTATTATCAATGAGGCTGTTTTAAAAACAATAAAAGAACCGGAGTTGAAACTTACGGCAGAAAGATTTGCAAAGTATTTTCTTCTCCAAAAACGAGCAGTGATGGTTGAGTCTTGGATTGAGGCTTGCGATAATGATAATAGAGTACATGGAAAGGTTATGACACTACGTACTATCACAGGTCGCATGGCACATAACTCACCAAATATGGCTCAAGTTCCGGCTACATATTCACCTTATGGTAAGGATTGTAGAGGCCTTTGGACAATATCAGACCCTATGAAATATAAGTTAGTAGGAACTGATGCTAGTGGTCTGGAGTTACGATGTCTTGCACATTATCTTAACGATACAAATTATACAGATGAGATATTGAATGGAGATATACATACAAAGAATATGGAGTTGGCCGGTATTAAAGATAGAGACCAGGCAAAGACATTTATCTATGCCTTTCTTTATGGTGCTGGAGCAGAGAAGATAGGTAAGATAGTAGGAGCTGGAAAGGAGCAAGGAAACTTATTGATTAATAGGTTCTTGTCAAACTTACCTTCTCTTAAAAGATTACGTGGACAAGTAGAGAATGCCGGTAAGAGAGGAAAAATAAAAGCTATTGATGGAAGATATTTAAAAGTAAGAAGTCCTCATTCAGCTTTAAATACTCTTCTCCAAGGTGCCGGTGCTATCATTTGTAAACAATGGTTGCTACATATTATGAAGAGAGTTTATAGTAAAAAACTTGATGCAAAATTAGTAGCCTCTGTTCATGATGAGTATCAATTTGAAGTAGCGAATCAAGATGTAGGAGAATTCTGTAACATCACAAAGGTAGCTATTAAAGAAACTGAGACGACATTGAAGTTACGATGTCCTTTAGATAATGATTACAAAGTGGGATTGACATGGGCAGAAACACATTAGAACCAAATATAGAAGACAGAAAGAAGTTTGATTTAGATTTACAATATGGCCAAGTAAGGGAAAAGATTGTGGCCGACATGCTACAAGATAAAAAGATAGAAGTTAAATCTGAAAGAGGTATGTGGTTACAGACAGGGAACATAGCAATAGAATATGAAAGCTATGGTAAACCTAGTGGCATCAATGCTACTGACTCAGATTATTGGTTTCATAATCTTTGTATAGGAGATGAAGTGTATGGAACATTGGTATTTAAAACAGATATGTTAAAGAAGATTATAAAGAATACACCTAACAAAAGAGAAGTATCTGGTGGAGACCACAATGCATCTAAGATGTATCTAATGAATATTCAGAATATTTTTTCTCAAACTATAATTAAAAAAAGTGTTGACAATGATAGTTAAAGTATGCTATAATATAATTTTATTAACCAAAAAAGGAGACACGAATGAGTGTTATTAGTGGAACAGCTTATTGGGCGAGCATTACAAGCCCAAACACAACCTTTGATGCAGATGGTACATGGAGTATTGATGTAGGTAATCTGGATGAAGACAACAAGGCTCTCGCAGAAAAAGATGGCCTTAAAATTAAGAACAAAGGTGATGACAGAGGAGACTTTGTTAGCATCAAAAGAAACGTCAAAAGAAAAGATGGTAACTTAAATAGTGCACCAGAAGTTCTTGATGCTCAGAAGAGAACTATGATGAATACATTAGTTGGTAATGGTTCTAAAGTAAACGTACTATACACAACCTACGAATGGAAGTACAAAGGTAGGTCTGGTGTTTCTGCTGACCTTAAGAAGATACAGGTCGTAGACTTAGTCCCTTATCAAGGTGATGCAGACGATGCCTTTGATGTAGTGCCTAATGGTTATTCTGCTGACGCAGACGAAAAAATTCCTTTTGCCTCTTAATTAAAAGGATAGTGGAGAGCTGTGTAGATTGGCAGTTCTCCACATTTTATTTATGAAAAAAATAGATACAATAGTAGAAGATATATATAATTTATTCGAAAAAAAGAATGAAGAACTTACTGAAAAAGAAGTAGATAAATGTATAAATGACTTTGCTAATTCAGTTAAGGTTCATGTAAAAGACTTTTTAAAACAGTTACCACAAGATAAACCTAGATTAAGATTATCTACAATAGGTAGGCCGGACAGGCAACTATGGTATGATTTTAAAAAACCTACTAATGAACCCTTGGCACCTAGTACCAGGATTAAGTTTCTTTATGGATATATATTAGAGGAGTTATTAATTATGCTTGCCTCTATATCTGGACATAAAGTAACTCAACAACAAAAACAAGTCGAAGTGGAAGGAGTTAAAGGACATCAAGATTGCTTTATTGATGGTGTATTAGTAGATTGTAAAAGTGCATCAGGTAGAGGCTATACTAAATTTAAATATAATAACTTATCTAATGATGACCCTTTTGGTTATATCTCTCAGATATCTGCTTATGCTGAAGGTAATGGCGTAGAGGAGGCAGGTTTTTTAGTTATTAATAAATCTACAGGAGAAATATGTTATACAAAAGTACATTCATTGGAGATGATAAATGCTAAGAAAAGAATACAAAAAATTAAACAAGTTGTTAATTCAGATACACCACCGGACAAATGTTATCCAGCAGTTCCTGATGGAAAGTCTGGCAACTATAAGCTCGATACTGCTTGTATGTACTGCAATTACAAGTTTGATTGTTGGAGTGATGCTAATGATGGCAAAGGACTTCGTACTTTTAATTATTCAACCGGTAAAAGGTATTTTACTAAAGTTGAAAAAGAACCTAACGTAGAGGAAATACATGATAAATAATCATTGGGTTGTAAAAGAAACTGGTAAACTATTTACACCAAGTGCAGATAAGTTTGGTTTTGTTTATATTATAACGAATACTAAAAATGGTAAAGCATATATAGGATGTAAACAATATACAATAGGAAGAACTAAAAAGAAAACTAAATGGGAAAACTATACCGGTTCTTCAAAATATTTAAATGAAGATATTAAAAAGATAGGTAAGAAATATTTTACATTTGAAGTGATTGCCGAGTATAAAAATAAAAGAAGTCTAAGATATTATGAAATGTATTATCAAGTTAAACACGATGTTCTTACTACTACGTTAGAAGGAAGTGATGAACGTGCATTTTATAATGCGTATGTTGGTGGTAAGTTTTTTCCTCCTATCGAAAGTTATAGAAGAGGATATAAACATCCTCAGTTTAGAGGTAGAACAGAATTTTATTTGGATGGTAAAAGAATGGTAGTTAGCTGTTTAAGTGAATGGGCAGATGATAATGGCTATGATAGAGGAGCAATTAATCAAATAGCTAGAACAGCACAAGATGGTTTTTTTAATCATCATAAAGGTAAGAGAAGAGCCTTTTCTTTAAATGGCCCATTAGGAAAGATTACCAATGTTAGAAGATTAGATGAAGGATAAACCTGATATTATACAGATAGAAAATGTCTTTTATTCTGAGCCTTATAACTCAGAGAAAAGATTATTTCTGTCTGTGATACTTCAGGCATTACTAGATGTATCAAAGAATATAGTTACATCTAATGATAAAGTTAATAAGATGCGAGCAGAGGCCTGGTTTTTTTCTGAGGTAGGTGTTACTTGTAAAAACTTTGAAACTGTTTGTGATATGGCCGGTGTACAACCAGATAAAGCTAGGTCTTTTGCCTACAAGGTTATACATGCAGATAATAAAAACTATTTAAGAAAGAGAATTAGAAGCGTATTAAGAGGCGACAATGACACAGAAGAAAAAAGATTTGACATTTGAAGAAAATCATGCTAAACTATATGCTGATATGATAAATTATGAGGAGCAAGAAAACATGGGGATGATGGATGATGCAATTAAAGATACATTAAAAGAAAAAAAATTTAAAAAGACAAATCTAAAAGAGTATGCTAGTCGTAAGAAACAAGTAGGTGGTAATCATTATAAGATGTTTAAGATTCAACCTGTAGAGTTTATTATGGGAAACAATCTTACATTTTTAGAAGGCAATGTTATTAAATACACAACCAGAGCTAGATATAAGAATGGCATTGAAGATTATGAAAAGGCAAAACATTGTTTAGAATTAATGATTGAACATATAAAGGAGAATGAACACGATGAATAATAATTATTTACCAACTGAATATCAAAACTTTATACATAAGTCTAGGTATTCCAGGTGGATAGAAGAAGAATCTAGAAGAGAGTCATGGATAGAAACAGTTACTAGATTCAGTACGTTTAACCAAATACATCTAAAGAAAAACTTAGGTGTAACATTAGATAGTGAAGTATGGAGAAGGATAGAAGATAGTATTATTAATCTATCTGTGATGCCTTCTATGAGAGCATTGATGACTGCAGGGCCTGCATTAGAAAGAGAAAATGTTGCCAGTTATAATTGTTCTTATCTTCCTATCGATAATCCAAAAGCGTTTGATGAGATATTATATATTTTAATGAATGGTACAGGTGTAGGTTTCTCTGTTGAAAGAGAGAATGTAAGTAAATTACCTACAATACCAGATAGAAAGTTTGAACAGACCGAAGATGTTATTTCAATTGCTGATTCTAAAGAAGGTTGGGCAAGAGGTTTTAAAGATTTAATATCTTACTTATATACCAATAGAATACCTAAAGTAAATGTAAGTAAGATAAGACCTGCCGGTCAACGATTGAAAACATTTGGTGGTAGAGCTAGTGGTCCTCAACCTTTAGTTAATCTAATTGATTTTACTATTGATAAGTTTAAAGGTGCAAGAGGTAGAAAACTAAACTCTATGGAGTGTCATGATATTGCGTGCAAAACAGGTGAAGTAGTGGTTGTTGGTGGTGTGCGTAGGTCTGCCCTTATATCTTTGAGTAATCTCTCCGACCAAAGATTAAGAGCAGCAAAGTCTGGTGCTTGGTGGGAAACAAACCCAGAAAGAGCACTAGCAAATAACTCTGTTGTTTATACTGAACAACCAGATGCAGGTATTTTTATGAAGGAATGGCTCTCTCTTTATGAAAGTAAGTCTGGAGAAAGAGGTATATTCAACAGAGTTTCTGCACAAGACAAGGCAAAAGAAAATGGTAGAAGAAATGCTGACCATCCTTTTGGCACGAATCCTTGTAGTGAAATTATACTAAGACCAAATCAGTTTTGTAATCTTACAGAGGTAGTTGTAAGACCTATGGATACTGAGGCTACCTTACATGATAAGATAGAAGTAGCTACTATATTAGGTACTATACAAGCTACCTTAACTGACTTTGGTTATCTAAGAAAGAGATGGCAAACAAATACAGAAGAGGAAAGACTACTTGGTGTATCTCTTACAGGTATTATGGATAACTCTATTATCAATAGAAGAAGAACAAAGTTACCAGATATATTACGTAAGATGAGAAACAAAGCTGTGTTGACAAATGCCGAATGGGCAGATAAATTAGGTATACCTCAATCGACTGCAATTACTTGTGTTAAACCTTCTGGTACTGTGAGTCAATTAGTTGACAGTGCTAGTGGTATTCATGCTCGACATAACCCTTATTATATTAGAACAGTTAGAGGTGATAACAAAGACCCACTAACAGAGTTTATGAAAGAACAAGGTATACCTAATGAACCAGATGTAATGAAGCCTGACCATACTACAGTATTTTCTTTCCCTATGAAATGTGATAGCAATGCTGTATTTAGAAATGATATGTCTGCCATTGAACAGTTAGAGATATGGAAGTTATATGCACAACATTGGTGCGAACATAAACCTTCTGTTACTATTTCTGTTAAGGAAAAAGAATGGGTCAATGTAGGTAACTGGTGTTGGGATAATTTTGACCATCTTTCTGGTGTATCCTTCTTACCTTTCTCAGACCATACATATCAACAGGCACCTTATCAAGATATTGATGAAGTACAATACACTGATTTAAAATCTAAGATGCCTGAGAAAATAGACTGGGTTAGATTACAAGACTTTGAAAAGGAAGATAATACTAAAGGTTCACAAGAGTTAGCATGTACTGCAGGCTCCTGTGAATTAGTAGATATTTAATTTTTTTGTTGCATTTATACACAAAATGTGGTATAATAGTATTATAAAGTGCCAATGTGGACTTTAATTTTTAACTTGCTTATAAAGGAGAATAAAAATGGTAACATTTAATTTAGATAATATTACTAGACAAGCTATTGGTTTTGATAACTTGTTTAATACAATGCTAAGTGATAACGTAGGAGATACAGGGTATCCTCCATATAACTTAATTAAGTCTGAGGAAGATACGTATCTATTACAATTTGCATTAGCTGGTTTTAAAGACAGAGAACTTGATGTTAGTGTTAAAGAAAATAAACTAACTATTAAAGGTGAGTCTGCTGATAAAGAAGAGGATGTAGAATATCTACATAAAGGTATTGGTAAAAGATTTTTTGAAAGACAGTTTATTCTTGCCGATACGTTACATGTAGAAGGTTGCACTTTCCTTCGTGGTATATTAGAGATTAAACTCAAACAAATTATACCTGAAGAAAAGAAACCAAGACAAATAGAAATACAATAGGAGCATGGCAGGGATTCATTAGAGTCTCTGCCTATTTTTTTATGGCAAGAGCAATAGTAGGGGCAGGAAAAAGATTAAGAAGTTTTTTTAAGAAGATTACTTCTATAGGTAAGTCTAATAGAAGTAGACCAAAGAATAAACATAAACGTAGAAATTTTAAAAAATATAAAGGACAAGGTAAATGAGAATAATATTAATATTAATGGTTAGTTTAATTACAATGCAGTTAAAAGCAGGTGGTTTATTTGATTCTGTCGGATACAGATATTATCATGATTTAGACAATGAGCATGATGGTTCTAAGTTTAGAAGTTATGCTACTAAAAATTTATCTAATAATGATAAATTAAAAATAGCTTATGAGAGAAAAAGAATAGGTCAAGGTTTGGAAGCCGGAACATTTTTTATAGATTACGAATGGAAGTTTTAGTATGAATATTAGAAATGATATGGATACAGTCTATATAGGCTATGACCCTAGAGAACATGCAGCTTATGAGGTGTTAAAGTTCTCAATAGAAATAAGAGCTAAGAACCCTGTCAGAATTGTGCCTCTAAAAAAAGAGGCTCTAATTAAAAATGGTATGTTTAGAAGAAGGTCTAACAAGATAGGCAATCAACAGTATGATGAGATAGATGGTAGACCTTTCTCTACAGATTTTAGTTTTACTAGATTTTTAGTACCTCATCTAAATATGTATGAAGGATTAGCCTTATATTTAGACTGTGATATGTATTGCTTTGGTGATATTACAGAGTTATTTGATATGTGTAGAGATGCTTACTATCCTGTCTGGGCAGTACACCATAAGTATAATGTTGAGAAAGGCACGAAGATGGATGGCCAAGCACAAGAACCTTATGCTATGAAGAACTGGTCTAGTCTGATGATGTTTAATTGTAATCATCATTATCTAAACAGTTTAAGTATTGATGCTATTAATACAGAAAAAGGTAGATGGTTACATACATTTAAATGGTTGCCTGACCAAGAGTCTGACATAGGTCAAATACCAGAAGAATGGAATTGGCTTGATGGTCACTCTCCAGAAGAGATGAAACCAAAGATTGTACATTTTACAACTGGTGGTCCTTGGTTTTCTAAGTGGAAACCTAGAGGTACAACTGAAGGTAGATATGCTGTGAAATGGTGCGAAGATGCTAGGTGGTTACAGATGAAAGGTATAATACCAAGAGAAGAGGATTACTTAATAGAATGAGAGAATTAACTAGCACATTATATGGAGCTATAAGAGCACATTATGAAGGCGAAAGAACAAAGGCCTTATATCAACTTGACTTAGCTTTTCAAAAACCAGTGGCAATAGGAGAACATCCTAAAATAGTAGAAGATTCTATTGCCTTAGTTAAACAGTTAGCTGAAGCTGAAGAGGCTTTACAAACATTAGAAAATAATTTTGGAGCATACAATGACAGAAGTTAATATTGTTACGTCATTTAACGAAAACTTACTAAAGAACACAGCAGTACATTTATTAAATTCTTTGAAAGAAAATTTAGAGGATAGTATTAATTTTACTGCATACTATCATGATTGTAAAATAGATGCTTACTCTCTACCAGACTATACATATAAAAACTTACATGCAATTAAAGACCATGAAGATTTTATGAAGAGATATGAAGAACACGATGGCACAGAAAATGGTAAGATACCATACAATGAAAAGTTAGATGCGTTGAAATGGTCACATAAAGTATTTGCCTTAACTGAACATGCCTTTTCATTAGCAGAAAAAAATACAGAGGCAGGTTGGTTAATATGGATTGATTCTGATTCTTATTTAAAGAAAAGATTAACAAAGAAAGATATCTTAACAATGTTAAATGATAAAGCTGACATTGTATATAATCCTGATGAACCTTTCTTTATGGCTTTTAATTTAAATAAACAACCTTCTGTAGATATTCTTGGTGATTTACGTGGTGCATTTATTCTTGGTGAAGTAACGAAATACAGAGAATGGCATGATTATTATGTACTAGAAAGATTATTAAATATCTATCAAGCACATGGTATGAAAGTAGAACGAACCTTTCAGATGAATGATTATTTTTATCACTTCAAAGGTACGCCAGACTTTTCAAAAGTATCTATCAGAAATGGGAAGGGAGAAAGAGTTTTTCCATTATCAGAAGAAGTGGCACAAGATATTAAACCTAATAGATATCAACAGATATCACAGATAATGCGAAAATATAAACCAAAGACTGTGATAGAAACTGGTACATGGAATGGTGGTAGGGCTATAGAAATGGCACTAACTGCTTTTGATTATACCGATACCTTTACCTATCATGGATATGATTTGTTTGAAGAAGCTACGATAGAAACAGACCATGAAGAGTTTAATAGTAAGGCACATAACAAAATGTCTGCAGTACAAACTAGACTAGAAGAGTTTGCAGAACATATGAAGCAGAATAAAAATAAAACTTTTACATTTGAATTACATAAAGGTAATACCAGAAATACTTTAAAAGACCAAGGTGAATGGTTTGATATGGCTTTAGTAGGTGGTGGTAATAGTATTAAGACTGTTGCTCATGATTATGATTGTGTTAAGAAAACACCTATCATTATGCTTGACCATTACTTCAGGGAAGATGATGCTAAGATGGCACCTAACGATGCATACTTTGGTGTTAATAAGATATGGGATAAATTAAAAGGTAATAAAGATATTCGTAAACATGTACTACCTTCTGGTGATAAAGTAAAAGAAGGTGGCTTTACACATTTTATGATTGTATTAAATGATAAAGAACTAGAAAATATTCCTGCTGATTTACAAAGAGTACCTATTGTTGTTAATCCTAGAGATTGTGTACCTAAAGATTATATTAGAAATAATATTAAAGATAATTTAAAATTAATAAGTCAAAATAAATTTATTAATAAATGTCGAACACATAATCATCACGCTATTATTATCTCTGGTGGACCTAATATTAACTATCAAGAATTAAAAGATACAATAAAAAAATATCCAGATGCATTAACTCTTTGTGTAAAACATGCATACCCTGGCCTTATTGAAAATGGTATTAAACCTTTTGGTTGTATTTTATTAGACCCACGTTCTATTGAAGGAACCAGTACACATGGAATTAAAAGAAAAGATTTACTAAAAGACTTAGATAATGATACAAAGTTTTTTGTAGCGTCTATGACAGACCCATCTGTTACTAATTATTTAAGAGAAAAGAAAGCAGATATCTGGGGATGGCATGCCTTCACAGAATCATTAAGAGATGATGAGGATAGAAAACAAGGTATTAAAAACAATCAAGTTAAGATTCGAGAAGATATAGGTTTACCGGCAGGTGCTACATTAATTACTGGTGGTACTTGTGCAGCTATGCGAGCTATTGGTATGTTACATACTATGGGTTTTAGAAACTTACATTTATTTGGTTTTGAATGTTCATTAGAAGGAGAACCTACAGAAGATATGAAAAAAGAAACTACTGGTGCTGATGATGAACCTAAAAGACCAAAGTATTTTCAAGTATCTATTGAAGATAAATCTTACTGGACTACCGGTGAATTATTAGCAATGGCTCAAGATTGTGAGAAGACTTTTGCTGATAAGACTATGGGTATTAATTATCACTTTTATGGTGGGGATAGTTTAGTATCTCAGATATGGAAAAGTTCTATGAAGAAAGAAACCTTACCTAGTTATAAGGAGATGTTAAATGTACAGTAGAGATAACCCATCAAAAGATTATAGTGAACTAGTAACAGAATATCAAATCTTACATACTGTAGGAAATAAAAAACAAAAAGGCCACAGTATGTTTGCTGGTATATCTTTATGTGACCATTTAGCTAGTATTACACAAATAATTAGAAAAGAAAAAGCACGTAGTTTATTAGATTACGGCTGTGGTAAAGGTTGGTTATATTCGAAAGAAAAATGTAAAAGATTACCACTGAATAAAAAAGGTGAAATATTAAAAAACCCTTTACAAGATTTATGGCAGTTAGATTTTCATGCATTATATGACCCTGGATATGAAGAGTTTCGTACATTACCTAAAGGTAAGTATGATGCTGTTATTTGTACAGATGTTATAGAACATATTGATGAGAAGGATGCACCTTGGGTTCTTGAAGAAATATTTACATTTGCTAAGAAGTTTGTCTATGTTACTATTGCTTGTTATGAAGCAAAGAAAACATTTGATAATGGTAGAAATGTACACGTTAATGTAAAAAAACCAGACTACTGGAACAAATTATTAAATAACTTACATGAGAAACATTCTCATTTAAATGTGTACTATAGTTTAGATGTATTAGATGAGAACTCTCCACCAGAAGACCCTTTAAAAATTGTACAAGTAAATAAATTAGAAAGGAAATAATATGGCATTACTAAGTTTAATAGGCCCTGCTACTAAGTTAATAGGTAAGTTTGTAGAAGATAAAGATGCTAAGAATAAACTTGCTCACGAGGTAGCTACAATGGCAGAGAAACATGCACAAGAATTAGCTAAAGGACAATTAGAGATTAATAAAGCAGAGGCACAATCTAGAAATATTTTTGTTGCCGGTTGGCGACCCTTCATAGGTTGGGGATGTGGTGTAGCCATGATATGGCACTTTGTTATTGCTCCATTTATTATTTTTTTTGCAGCTTTGTTTGGGGCAACATTGCCACCACTACCAGAGTTTGATATGGGTAGTTTAATGACTGTATTAATGGGCATGCTCGGTCTTGGTGGCCTCAGAACTTTTGAAAAATATAAAAAAATTACAAAATAAAGGAGTAATAATGTTAAAAGAATATAGTATTATATTAACTACTGTTGTACTTGTTATTGGATTAGTATTAATTTTAAGCAGTTTAAATCCTAATAGTCAAGACAAAATAATAATAAAAACACCTGAACCTATTCCTGAACCTGTTATAGAAAACAAGGTTTATGAGAAGTATGAGATGGGTAATTATAGGTAGTGGCAGAGTTTAAGAAACATACACCTTATAAAACTAAGGACTGGTATTTAAAATGGGCATCATCCTTTGTATTGATAATAGGAATCATGCTCACTTCACATAATATTTATCCATTAAATTTATATGTAAGTTCTTTAGGTTTATTAGGTTGGACTATCGTGGGATTTATCTGGAATGATAGAGCAATTATGGTGGTAAATTTAATATCGCTAGTTATATATATGACTGGTTTGATAAATCATTTACTTTTTATAATGACGAGTATAGATTAGATGGCGTTAAATGAGCAACAAGAAAGATTTTGTCAGTCGTATGTTCTACACAGGAATGCTTCAGAAGCTGCGAGAGCTGCTGGGTATTCAAAAGAACATGCAGCACGACAGGGGCATAGGTTACTACAAAACGAGGAAGTTATCGAAAGGATTACGGAACTCGAACAAGACCTAACCACTGATGTTGATGTTATTACTGAGATAGAAAAACAATATGATTATGCCAGAGCAAATGGGCATACGAATAGTGCTATAAAAGCATTAGAATTATTATCTAGAGTAAGAGGTACTCAAGATGAGAAGGAAGATAATACAGACCCTGTTAAGTTAAAACAAGACTTAGTAGACTCTGCTAAAATTATGGGTAAAGATTTTTACTTTGAAATTGGTAAAGAAGCTGGGTTCTTAAACGGACATAACAAGGTAGACAATATAGATAATAAAGAAGATAAAGAATAATACACAGCCTCCTATGACAGCATTCTCTATCTTTTGACGCTGTATTCTTTTAGCTTCTAACTCTGCTTCTTTCTTTTGCTTTCTTATCTCTGCTTGTATTCTTAAGACTTCGTTCCAGGCATTAGGACCATAGTTCATATTAACAAAGGTTCTAAGTTCATTCTCCATTTGTATTGCCTTCTTCTTCATGGCAAATGTTTCTAGAGCTTCTTCTTCTACAGAACCAAATGTTCTACTTTTCTTTTTATTGTGCCCTTCTTTAACTGTTTGAATTGCACCCATCCACCTGCCTAAATCTTTAGACATGCTTTCTACTTGTTTACCTACTTTAAATCCTGCTACAATAGTTTTGTATGCAGTCGTAGCTACACCAAATGCTGTAACTGGGTCCATGTTTGCCTCTTAATTATTAATGGATTATATAAATCTTGGTTGTCTTTTATAAGGGTCTCTTACTATACCTCCTGATTGTTTTTTCTTAGGCTGTCTTTCTATTAAAACTTTATCTTTTAATTGTCCATAATCTTGTTTACTTAAATTTTGTGATAATTTATCTAAATAAGAACTCCATAATCTTTTATTTCTATCTCCTAAAATAACTCTTTTTCCTGCTGGTCCAGTATATCTGTCAGTCATATTATCAACTATTCCTTTAATATCATTTTTTGATGCAGCAGTAGTTAATCCTGGTGCCTTTTTAGGTGATAATCCATTAAAAGTGCTTTCGACTAATAATTCTTGTATTGTCTTTGATAAATCTGAAAACTTTTTACCTGTTTGATTTTCATATTCTCCTTTAGTTATTCTTGCTTTTTCTTTGATATCTTGATTAAGAATTTTTAATGCATCTTCTTTACTTATAGGAATAAAGTTTCCTTTATCATCTTTAACTTTAATACCATAAACTAATCCACTTTTATATTCTTCTGATGATAATTTATGGCCATAACCTATATCATAAGTTTTGTCTAATTTTGGATTTAATTTTGATTCAACAGATAATGATACTGTAGGTATAAATCCTTCAGCACCTGTTAAAAAATTAGTAAGAGTATTTGATGGATTAAATTGAAACTTTGTAGGTTTCGCTACAGTATCTTCTTGTTTAGTAGTTGTCTCACGAGAACTAAAATCTGGAATCATTTGACCAGGTGTAGGTTCAATTTTCTTTTTCTCTTGACCTCCAGTAGGTATATCAGGAACAGGCTTTTCTTCTTTTCCAATTAATTTTTTTTGTTCATCAGATAACATTCCTTCTGTTGAAACAGTACCTAAATTTGTTCTAGGTATAGCCCTAGATAAACTTGCTAAACCTTTTTCTAAATCTCCTATTTGTTGTACTTGTTTAGGTGTTTTTAGTTCAAATTCAGTACCTACTCCAGGTTGTTTTTGAAGTTGTTCCTCAACACTTTCAGGCATAGTTGATTTAAAAGTAGGTGATAAAAAACTTAAAAATTTATCTAATGCATTCATATTAATACCCTTTCATCTATAAACTCTTACATTTGGATTACTTAAATCTACTTCTACTGGCCTACATATTGCTGTATATCTTTGTTTAGTTGCAGGGTTTGCTGGCTGTTTCATTACCCTAGCTGCAAAGTATTTACATCTATTAATATCAGCAAACATCATATTACTTTCTTGCTGTGCTTTACCTAGATATATCATCAATAGAAAAACAGTGGTCATTTATCTGCTGCCCTTCTAATCATATCATCTATCTTACTTTCTAGCCTATCAAATCTTTGCATGAGTTGTGTCATATCATCTTTGACATCTTCTTTAGTAGCATAGTTTAGGGCCATTTGTTCTTTAGCTGCTGCTAATTCATCTTTAACTTTACTAATAGCAGCAGACGTAGAACGTATCCACCACATAAATCCACCTATTGCCATTGTTAGTATTGCATTCCATATCATTGTCATATCTGCCATATTAGTCTCCTATTTTTATATCTGGTAATTTATCTGTTTGTAAAGTTGTACTGTCATATGCTCTTTCTAAAGATAAAAATGAATCTCGAATATTACTAATATATGGTGCTATTTCAGGATTATTTTTTCTTATATCTTTAAATATATTCCTATTAAAAGTAGGAACGGTAAATCTTCCTAAGAATAAATTATTTATTTCTGTATCAGAAAAATTACCTGCAGCTTTTATTTTCTTATCTCTTAATATTTTTTTTATTTGAGATTCAGTCATAAATCCTTTTAAATCATTTATCATTTCAAATACACCTTGTTGTGCTGCAAACTGTTCTTCAATCGCTTCATTATAATCCTCTAAGATACCTTGTAAAGATAAGTTTTGATTACGATTAGGATTTGTTAAATCATTATTAATTCTTTTTACAGTAGACTTTAATGTGCCATTTGCATTTCTCATAAGATTACTAACAGCAAAACCAATTTGTTTTTTAGGTTTATAATCTTGTTCTTTAATACCTAATCTAAAAGGATATAATGCTAATGCCATAGCTTCATCTGCTTTACCAGGAACGCCAGGAAAACCTAACTCTTTAAAAGTTTTACTTAACTGAGCAGTATCACCAAAGTAAGAAGGATTTAAAGCATTTCTAATTCTAGTTCCTAACTCACCTCTTCCTAATGGTGTTGATAAAATATTAAATCCTTTTTCTACAGCAGCATCACCACCAACATCTCTTAATAGTTTTACAAAACCAGGCTCTATTAATTTATATGTACTAGTTAAGTGTCTTATTCTACCTTCATCAGTATCTGCCTTGGCATAATTTAAAAATGATAAACCTAATTCTGTTGCCATAGAAGGACTTAAAAAAGGTTCATATGTTTTCTTTACAGCATAAGGAAATAGCTCATCTAATTTTTCTACTACATCTTCACCACTAGCTGCTGCCATCATCAAAGGTGTTATAATATCTAATACATATTGGTCTGGATTATTATAAGACAAGTCTGTAATACCATATGTATCATTACCTTCTTTATCTTTACCTTTAGGTCTTATCTGTAAGGCATGATACTTGGCCCAATCTGGTTGTGTTTTTCTAGCACCAGGTTCTACTTTATCAGTGCCCATAACTTGATTGTATGTATAAGCAGCCACAGTAGGTAAAGCAGCCATTGTAATCTGTGATTTAAGTCTTTCAACACCAGCTATTTGTAATGCCTTATTACCAGTCTCAAAACCTTCTCGTAATTCTTGTGCACCTAGTTTTAATATCTGATATTTATTACGTAAGTTCTCTGCAGGAAAAGCAGTAAAGGCACCAAGGATAGGTATATCTCTCATCTTTTCTAATATCTTTGGAACTCTATCATATACAGGAATAATATTTAATGTCTTACCTGCTGCCTCTTCAAATAACATATCATCATCAAATTTTTTAAAGTTTTTAGCAGGTAATGGAACACCAAAGTTCTCTGAAAATTCTATACGTTTTAACTGTTTTGCCTCTGGACTAAGATTATTAAAAATAGATTGAGCTCTTCCTCTCTCTCCAAGTAATGTCATAATCTTACCAACATCATCTGTACCAGTATATGTTCTTTCTGCTTTTCTAGATATCTTTTTACCAATACCTGTTCTTTCTAATGAAGCAATACCACCAGATGATAAATCTAAAAATCTTCTACCTAAAAAACCAGCAAGACCTTTTTCATCTTCTATTTTTCTAGCATCAGCTAATCTACCAAGTATCTGATTAATCTCAACATTAGTAGCAGTAACACCCAATCTACTTGCAATTTGTTTAAGTTTTTCAAATCCTTCTTTATCTGTTTTAGCATTATATGCATACTTAGGAATAGAACGAAGGTTACCAGCAGATGCAACATATTGGGGCACGCCCATAATATTTCTTATGTGACCATAAGGATTATAAACAGTAACACCTTTTTTTAAGTAACCGTTAGCACCAGAAAATAAACTACCTAACATTGAATTACCAAACACAGGCTTAGTATCTGTTAATACTCTTAATTTATTTGCCACTTCTCTAGGTACAAATAATTGTCCTAGCTCTGGATTAAATACATCAGTTCTAGCTAACCTTATACCTGCCTCAGTTGATTCTTTAGTGCCTACTAGAGGAACCATATCTTCATTAGGCCTAGCTTTAATAGCCTCTGCCAAGGCAACATCTTTATCACCGGTAACTTTAATAGCAATACCTCTACCTAGTAAACTTTTACCTACTTGGTCTGCAACTAAAATATCAGATATAGGGTCAGTAATAGCTCCTATAGTTTCTGTTGCTCGTATTGCAGGACTAGCATTAATGCCCCATATTTTTTGTAATATAGGATTAATATCTTTTCTCTTTTTTAATCCACCAAACTTAGTAGCTTTTTTTGTAGGATAAAAAGAATTATAAACTTGTTTCTCTACAAAGTTATTGATTAACTTATCTTGTGCATCAACATCTAACTTGCCTTCTCTTAAAGGTGTAAATGTTTTCTTTAGCTCTCCGGTTTCTTCTACCTTACCAGTTGCTTTATTCATTTTACCTTTACGTATACCAAGCTGAACTTGTAAATCTTTATTTACTTTAGCATCATCTTTTAATTGTTTTAATAAATCATCATTAACTTCATATCTTCTCCAAAACTCAAAAGGTATTTGAGCTCCTTTGTTTTGACTTCTACTATAGACTCTTTTCATATAATTATCAGGGTCTATTTTATATATGCTTTGTATCTTTTCACTTTGTGGGTCTGTATATTCAAATACTTTTTTATAGACTCTTTTTTTCAAATCTACAAATTGTTTAACAGCATTATACATTCCTTCATCAGCTTCTTGTAAGTCTCTTAACGCTACAGTGTTACCTTCCATAGCATCATTTACTAAATCTCTTTTTACTGAATCATCTTGTACAAATCTATTTTCATTGATTCTAATATTATCTACTATGTTTTCTGTATCTGTTTTTATTTCTTTAAATACAGCACGACCTCTTTCAAAGTTTCTTTGAGTAATATCATCTACTCCCCCAAAGGGCAGTAAATAATTTTTAATTCTATTAATATACTGTGCAGCTTGCTCACCAGCTTTTGTACTTTTAGTTAAATTACCAACACCTTTAACACCTTCAATACCAGCTTTACCAATACCATATAAACCAACACCAGCTACAGGACTAGCTATGCCTTCAATTGTACCTTGTGCCAAAGCCGAACCTATATCAAATTTACCAGGCTCTCTTCTGCCTATTGCCATATCTACATCTTGACCTTTTAAATTTTGTGCAACACCTCCAGCTCCAGCAATAGTCCCTTCAGCAGCTAAAGTTTTAGCAAAGGCTTTTCTTTGTTGATTCTTTGTTATATTTTTTACTTTAGCTTGTAGTAATTTTTTTACGTTTGCCTTTACTGTTTCTTTACCAGCTTGTGTAGCAATAGTACCTGTACCGGCTGTAAATACACCTGCTAAGATTGAAATTAAATTTGTAGGGTCAGTAACACCTGCCACTAAATAATCTTTAAGTAAATCTGATGTAGGTGCTGCACCTTCTTTACCAATAGTAGGTAATTGTTCTACTTTAGTTACAGCATTTGCATAAGACTGTTTATCAGCCTCTGACATATCTTTGACATTATCACCAATAACAAATGTAGAGGCAAGATTAGTATCAAAGTATCTTTTGTTAGTAAGAAATCTATCTAGTATATCTTTTCTATTATTACTAACATTAATACCTTGAGCTTGAAGTGAATTCCAAGCATCATTAAGAAACGCATCATCTCTTAATAGAGAGTCATATGTAACTTTTTCTGTCATTATTGATTTCTTTTTGTAGTAATTGTTTTACTTAAGCCAGAAGCTGTTTGATTATTAGAGGTTTGAGCTGTTGTAGTACCCATAATCTTTTGAATAGCTTCTAAATCATAATTAACAGCTTCTGGTAATATGGTACCTGCTCTAACTTCTTTTAATATTTGAGCTTTTCTTTCTGCATCATTATAAGCAGTGCTTGTTAAAATTTCTTCTACTCTTTGTATAGATGCTGCCATTCTATTAATGCCAGTTAATGCTAATTGATATTTAGATTGTATTTCTTTTGTTACTAATTCACGTTCTGCTCTACTTATTCTACCTTCTTCAAAAGCAGTATTAATAGCTTGTGTTGATAAATTAAATTGGTCTTTCAAATTAGAATCAATAACATCTAACTCTTTTGTATTTAATTTAGCAAGGTCCGATTGAAAATCTTTAATAGAAGCCATTGCCTCTTGACCACCAGTAGTCAAGTCTGCCAAAAATCCTCCACCAGTACCACTGCCTTGTGTTAGACCTCTTCCTAGACCCATTAGAAAATCAACTTTAGCTTGTGCTTTAAGTGCATCTTTACTTGCACCAATGTTATTTAATCTAGCATTTTTAGATTCTTCTAATGATTTACTAAAATTACTGATATTAGTCTTTAAACTTTCTATAGCTGCTTTTTCATCAGCATATAAATTACCTATTTGTTTAGCAGTTTCAACGCCACCATAACTATCTAACACAGATGAATCTTGTGCAGTTCCTGTATCTGTACCTGTACCCTGATTAGTTACTGTACCTTGATTAGTGCCTGTTACTGTGCTAGTTGAGTCTGGACCTATAACAGGTGAGTTATCTGCTAATATACTTTGTAGAGTATTATATGTTGCCTGGTCTTGTTTGAATTGGTCTAAATTAGGTTGGTCAAACTCTCTTTCTCTTTTTTGCCTACCAAGAGTACCTTCTAATTGTGCTTGTCTTGCTAGTTGTCTGTCAGTAGGTCTTACCATACTTTTAAGTCCTTCTACAACTCTACCTGGAATTGTAGATACATCTAAAGATTCAACTGGCTTTACATCTACACCTGGAACATCTAAAGGCTCAACAGGTTTTAATTTTAAACTTCTTAAAAAATCAAGAATAGCACCTGCTTCTTCATCAGTGCCTACATCTGAAACTCCAGACATTGGAGAAACATCTTGCATAGTTTGTTGTAATATTTGACTACCTTGTTGTCTTTTAACCACAGGTAAACTTGCTAGGCCTTTACTAATACCTCCACCTTCTTTAGAAAATAAACCTACATTCTTAGCACCTTGATAAGTACCTAGTGCTGTAGTAGCAGTTCCTAGTGCTTGTGATAATGGGCTAGGTCTATATGGTTGTGGTGCATATTCTACACTACCTTGACTAATTGGTGTACCAGCTACTAAGGCCTGATACTGTCCTAATTGTTGCTCTGGAAACTGTCTTTCTTGTAAAAATCTTTGATATGCTTCATCCAATAACTGTTGTTGTCTTTGCTGTTGTTCTTTACCTACAGCCTCTAATGCACCTAACTCTCTAGTCTGTGCACCAAACTGTCCTGTAGCTAAACCAGTAAGACCTTCAGCAGCTTGTGCCTCTCTAGCTTTTTGTTGTCTAAAAGCATCTTGTGCTGATTGAAAGGCTTGTTGTTGTCCTCTAGTTTGTATATCAGCTAATAATCTAGCTTGGTCTGCAAGGGTTTGAGCTTCTAACATAGTACCTCTCGTACCACCAAAAGCTCCTGCTCCTATTTGAGCTTGTCTAATTTTAGGTAATGTTTCTCTTTCAAATGCTTCTTGAGCTTGTCTTTTCTCAACATCAATCACAGCTTGTTGATAAGGAGACATATATTCTTCTAATGCTTCAGCAGTTGGTCTCTCAGAAATACCTCTTACTAAACCTTTAGCCTCTTCAAATACTGGAGCTTGCGTTCCTACTAAACCTGCAATACCTTCTTGAGCTGCTTGTTGTTGAGCAGTAACATCAGCTAATGTTTGTCCTTCATAAGGTACAAAACCTTCTTCAGTTCTTTGTTTATATAGTGCCTGTCCTTTACCTAATATGTCTTTGAGAAAAGGTGCTATCTCTTCTGCTATTTTAGGTTCAGTAATTGATGCAGGTATAACCTGTGCTGGTTGACTTTTAGTAATACCTAGTAAAGATGATAATATACTCATTATACACTCCTCCTCATTCTATCTAATGTTGCTAGACCATCTATTTCATTTTGTTGTTTCTTTTGTCCTGTTGCTGCCATTCGAATATCTTTTACTGTTTCATCCATAATCTCTGCACCTTCATCTGGATTACCATTACCTAGTAAAGACATTGTATTAGCATCTACCACATACTCTTTAGGACTTACTGCTAATGTTGCCACTTGCTGGCCATTTTCTCGCTCTATGATAGGCATATATACATTATCTTGCATTCCACCACCTTGTCCTTCTACCATGCCTGAGAACTCTTTATATCGAACATCAAGGCCATTTGGTGACATATCATTAGCAGGCATGCCTCCATATGCCATACCTATTAAACCACCTGATGCATTTAGCACTGGGTCTACTCTTTCATAACCTAATCTAACACCAGATGCTTTTTTTTCACCACCAGGTCCAAAGCCTTGTGATGCTGCTTGTATTCTAGCTAAAGCTAATGTATATGGTATTCTTTTACCAGTTTCTATATCTATATAAAATGCACCTTGCTCATCAAACCCACTGCTAAGATTTGCAGATGCTAATTGGTCTGGTGTAAACTGTTGTACTGGTTGTTGTCCTCCTAGTAAAGATAAAGCTGTTGAACCTAATGCTACTTTACCTAGAGTACTTTCTGGTATTAAATTAGCTAATTTATCTAATCCTGGAACTTCTCTAGTTAAAAGTGTTCCTGCTTCATCTACTCCAGAACCAGGTAAAGAGTCTGATATTCTTTGTCCAAGAGTCCTATCAGTTAAAACTTGGTCTTGTATTACAGGTGTTGAGCCTCCTCCAATACCACTACCAGGATATACAGCTTTAGTTATATCTCCTACATCTCCATAACTTCTAAATGCAGTATCAGCAGCAGTATTAATACCTGTCTTTCCAACATTAGCAAGTTGGTCTGTAATTTGTGAACCATAAGTAGCTGAACCTATATCTGGTGCAGCACCTCCAACTGCAAATTCAGGACTAACAGGATTAGCTCTAGCAAAATCTGTATAACTAGATGAATCAGTAGGTAGTGTTTTACCAGAAGCTCCTGTGCCTTGACCAAATAATTTACCACCAGCATATGTCAATGCAGCAGCAGTAGCACCTCTTCTAAATGCTTCTTCTGGGTCATCTCCAGCAATTAATGAACTTAATCCAGCAGCTCCTCCATACAATGCAGGTTTACTTAATGCTGCTAATTTTGGAATTAATGTAGGTGCAAAATATCCTAATGCTAAAGGTAAAGCAATTCTACCTATAGGTGATTTAGCAACATTACGAACACCTTTTGTAACTCCTCTAACAGCTTTACTTATACCTTTTCCAATAGATTTAAATGGTCTTGTAATAGTTTTTAAAAAACCACCACCAAATGCTTGTACTACAGGCAAGGACATAAGACCTGTATTCATCATCATAGGTTGCATTTCATATTGCATATTTCTATCTATTCTCTCTTGACCAACCATATCTTGTAATAAACTTAACCTTTCCATACCGGTAGGTTCTGGTTGTTGTAATTCATCTCGAAACATAATTAAATCTTGTAGTCCTTGTTGCTGCATTATACTTTCCTTCTGTCCATATAGTTTGATTGTGCTTTTGTTTGGTCTGCATGAAAATTATTACTGACATCACGTAAAGGTTCTATCTTTTGTTTTTGACTGTAGATACCTTTCATTAATCCAGTTTTACCTTGATTAATATTCTGAATGTAATTGCTAGTATTAACTAAATTAAAATAATCTTTTGTATCCATTAATAAAACGCCTTAAATGTTGTTGAAGCTGCTGTGCTTACATATCCTTTATATACTCCAGCACTAGCTGCATATACGATATCTCCTTTTTGTGGTCCATGTACTTCTGATGTAGTTACCACAACTCTCATATTTGTTGCCGGTCTATTATCTACAATAGCATCTCTTGCATCTAATTCATCTAAAAGAGTTGCTCCCCATCTTTGAACTTCTAAATATAACTCTCTTACTTCTTCTGTCTTTAAATTAAAAAGACTAGGTAACTCAGGATATCTTGCCATTATCTACCACCATCTTTTTGTAATCCTATACGTATTGTCCCCCATCGCCAATTTGTACCAGTAGAATCACAAGATACCCTGATTCGTGCTTGCCTTCCTCGAGCTCGCATACTAATCTTTTCTGTAGTATTTGATATAGTAAAAGGCCCTTTCTCTACTAATTCTTGACTCTCAGGATACCTTTTTGTTTTAATACTAAACTTTATATTACCTGTATTAATATCATAATCAGGTATAATCTTATCCATGAATATTAATTCATTACCATCATCTAAATCAAAATCTGCTGATTCTATGAAAGAAGTCTGAGCAGCTCCGTTTGCAGTATAAACAGATACAGGTTCATTATTAAATAAATTACTACCACCTGCAGATGTGCCTGTTGTTATTGTATTACCAAATACTGTTCTATCTACAAAGGTTGTAAATAATCCTGTACCATATACCCAGTAATTTTCTTCTGGTGAATGCACTACATATTTATTACATTCATTAGAACCACTGCCTGGATATAACCATATTATTTCTTTAAACTCTGAATTAATACCGGCAAATACTTTATCTTTTACATCATAGTTTAAATCATCAAAGATAAATCTTCTAACAGTACAAGGTAAGGTTCTGACTTGACCATCATATGCATAGAAGTTTTCATCACCCATCCAATATGCAATACCATTATAATCAACACCACCATGCGTAGATATCATACCACAATTACTACCGGCCTGTCTAAAAGTAAATGTAAATGGTGGCCCTGTAAATTGCATTAACCATAATGAATTATCAGTCCATATATGTATAGCATTCTTACCTCTCACAGCTCCCATGATTTTAGTACCATCAGTTAATACTGTTTCACCTGATGTAGAACTAACACTAGGTACCCAATTGGTTATGTCTTCTTGATTAGACCATCTAACAGTCATTGGGTCAAATGTACCTGTTGGTGACGCTGTAGTATTAAATTGATTACTACCTAAACATATTAAGTGTCTATCATTTGGTGATACAATAATAGAGTTTACTGTTGTTGGTGTTGAGTTTGTAGCACCAGAAACTAATGTTGCTCTTGCTGGTGTTGATGAGGCATCTGTATCATATCGATAAATAGAACTACCTCTTCTATTTGCTATAACATCTTCACCAAAGTTATCTAAAGTCCATTGTGTAATTTCACTAACAAAATCACTAGCACCTGCTGATATAGGTTGATTCCATGCTCGTTCTCCTGCAGCACAAACACCAGCATTAAAAACTCCTGCACCATATCCAACACCTGCAACAGCAGTATTTGTTCCTGTACCTAGTAAATAATGTATGGTACCACCACCTGTAGAGGACTGTGCAACACTAGCAGTTGTTGCTACGTCAATAGCAAAAGTATTAGAATCAATAACACTAACAGCATAAGTCGTTGTGCCTAATAATATGTTACCACCAATTGTTGTAGAACTTGTAAAGAAAATAAAATCTCCGGTTGTTCTACCATGACTTGCTGCTGATACAGTAACTGTATTTGCACTTAACGCTACAGAGAAACAATTCGTTAAAGTTGTGCTTGTTGATACTGGTGTAATATCATAAATTAAATCACCATTATGTTCAAATAGTTTTTTCTCTGTACCAAAGGCAGCTCTTTTTAATCTTCTATTATCTGACCAAGCAATTAAATCTCTAGCATTACCATCAAAGGTAGCACTTACTCTTGTTTCATAACCACGAATAACTTCTGGTTTGCCTGCTCTAAATCGTACTCTATCTCCATCATACCATTTACCTTCTTCAGCATACTGAGTAGACTCTCTATGAAAACCTACAGCAAGATTATATTTAATAAGTTTTGAGTCAGGATGTGACATATAAACTCCTAATCAAAGTTTTTTAATAAAGCTGCATCTATAGTTGTAGCACTTCTTGTAGTATATACTAATATATCTACATCTCCTGCACCTGTACTTAATGTAGGAGCTGCAGCAGATACAAATTGATAAGCAGCATTATATGCTAATGTTCTAGAACCTGTACCATCTTGTATAATATGTATCTGTCCTGATTGCCCTGCCACTGCATTTGATGGTGCTTCTAATGTTCTATTACCACCTAGTGTTACTACAAAATTATTACCTAAGGCAAAATCAAGTACAATACTTGTTGCATCTGTTAATGTTGTTGGTGTATTATATGCTCTAGCAGATGTGCCTACTTTTAATGAACCTGCTTCTACAACTAAATCTCCACGTAATGTTGTATTAGCTGTTACAGAAACTCTAGGATAACGTAAGTCTGCAATAGATACATCAGGTACATTAGTTGCTCCTGTTCCAATGTCTGCTTCAGATGCTGTGCCTAATCCTAATCCTTTAGCATTAGTAGCAAATACACTTGTACCATCACAGATAACTAAACCTACTGCACCAAAAGGTATAGTATAACCATCACCACCTGCAGTTTTAATTTTAACTACATCACTTGCTGTAGTATTAGCAGATACTTTATTATTAATTACATAACTTTTTGAATTAGAAGGTATCTCTAAACTAATAGTCGTATGTGCTCCACCAACAGAACCTTTAACTTCAATAAAGGCAGACCTAGCTGTATCTCCACCACCATCAACTGCTGATAAAGTTACTGTAGCTGCAGCACCTATTTCTACTGTTGTATAAGCTGCAATAGCATCATCTACTAAACTAATAACACCATCATTTAATACAACACCCCATGAGTTAGGATTATCTCCATCACCCTGTTTATTTAATCGTATTCTACTTGTATATGTTGATGCCATATTATTCTCCTATTAATCATTACATTGGCAAAGTTTACCAAATAATCTTCTTTTAAATTTTTTATAAAACTTCTTAATTCTATCTAACATACTGTTGA